TTATTTTTAGATGATAATGACTTAAATGAAAAATCAATCATAGGATTTATATCATTCTTTTTAATGATGACTTTCGGTATTACCGATTTAGTTACAGCATTAGTATGGGATATTGACTTAAAGGTTTCTGAAACAATATACACTTCATTCGTGGTAGTAACACTAGGGTCATTTGGTATATCCGAAGCTGGTAAAGCATTCGGCAAATAATTAAGGACTAGAAATGGAAGAAACACCAAAAAAACCAGCGCCGGGTAAAAGCGAATTTGCCAAATTAATTGAGGTAATGGAGTCGAACAATAAATCGACTGACAAAATTGAGATTGATGGTCGTAATGTAAGGCGACATTTATTAGAAATGAAAAACATGCAGAAGGTCATGAATGACTTTCAAGCGCGTACGGTATTTGGTTTTGAAAACTTCCAGGACATGATTGATTCTCAAAAGCTTGGTGACCTTGAATCTGAAAGAGAGAGAATGGGTATATTTGAAGAGATTCGAGACGAACTGAGAAATCAATCTTCTACAGGCCCAATCTCTAAAAGTGATAATTCATCTGGTGGTGGTGGTAAAGGTATCATGGGTAACATGATGAGCAGTAAAATTGGTGCGATTCTTTCAGGTGTAGGTATAGCCGCAGCAGGAATAGGATTTGGACTTGCTGCAGTAATGTCACAGGCCCCAAAATTAATAAAAACATTCGAGGATATGGATGTTAATAAAATACAAAAGAATTTTGATGGTCTTTTATCCATAAATGAACAAGCTGGTGGCAATAAGGAAATGCTAAAAGATGGCGGTTCCCTCGCATTTGCCCTAGGGCAAATAGGTATAGGTCTGGCCGCACTAAGTATTGGTACTGGCGCCTCAGTTGCCGTTGATAAGTTTGCTGGTGATAGTGATTTTGTAGGTAAAATTAAAGCTAATGTTGAAGGTCTATTAGGTATTACAAAATTAGAAGGAGCTGGCCTAGGTGAAGGAGGAACAGCCGCGTTCGTAGCCACAATGACTGGATTAGGCTTAGGTTTAGCTGTGTTTGCTTTAGGTAAGGCCGGAGCAAGTACAGCTGAAGCAATTAAAAAATTCACAGCTGGTGATAATTTTGCAGAGGGTATAGTTAACGAAGTCAGAGCATTATTAACAATTAATAGCTTACCAGGTGCTGAAAAAGGTAATGCAACTAAGTTTGTTAAGACCATGACTGGATTAGGTGTTGGTTTAATGATGTTTGCTTTAGGTAAAGGTGCTTCGGGTGTAGCAGATGCAGTTACCACATTCCAAGGGAAAAATTTTGGTCAAGATATAAAGGACGAGGTTGAAACATTACTATCTATTACCAAATTAGAGGGTATTGGGTTTGACACTGCTAAATTTACTGGAGTGATGAGTGGATTAGCTGCAGGTCTTGTTGCCTTTTCAGTAGGTAAGGCATCATCTGGAGTTGCTGATGCATTTACTAAATTTACTGCAGGTGATAACTTTGCAGAGGATATCAAAAAAGAAGTTGAAACATTATTAACTATTGGCCAGGGTGCTGATATACAGACCACCAAGAACGCAACTCTTGCACTAACTGAATTAGGTTTAGGTTTGGCTGCATTCGCCGGTGGTAAAGGCGCAAATGCATTAGCTGATTTAAAGGCAGGTGTTGTTAAATTCTTAACTGGTGGAAAAAGCCCTATTGACCAAGCAATTGCATTAGGTGAAAAACACGCAACAGTGCAAAAAGGTGCTGATGCATTCCAAGACTTTGCAGATGCATTAAATAGTTTCTCTAGAGTAAACTTGGATTTTAATGCAGAGAAATTTGCAAAACAATTATTTAACGCGGCCCAAACACTTGAACTCGCATTCGAGGGTGGCTCAGCAGGTGGTTTCTTAGGATTTGGTGGAGATAAACTTGTAGGTATTACCAATATGCAAGCTGATATGGATGCAGCAGTGGATACAATAACCAAATTAAGAGGTTCATTAGATATGAGTACTGCTACTGTATCAATGTCTGTACCAAGCCCAATTGAAGGTATGGCAGTAAATACACTTTCCGTTGAAAATGCAATACTTAAAATACCTCAAACATCATCTAGTGGTGGTGCATCGATTATTGCAAAAGGTGGTGATAGTGTTAGGACAGGTGATACAATTCTAATTAATAACAATTCAAGTACTGTTACCGATAGTCTTAATATCGACAGATAAAAAAAAGGGGAACCTCAGTTCCCCTCCGAAAAAAACCCTAAGGTTTAATTTTCTTTAGCCAGTTTAGCAAAGTAGCTTAATGTATCCTCTTCGGATTCATCTTGTACTGGTTGCCCAAAAGATTCTGCAGCTGCAGTATCCATTGCTGACCCAGCCTCTGTCATTCCAGGTGCGTCTGCACTAGGTGTAACATTTGCGAATGGGTCTGTTTCAGCCAGTCCAGCATCGACTCCTAATACTCTATTTAATTTAGATTTTAGTTCATCGTATGTTTTATAATTAGCAGGGTCTAAAAAGTCCTGTAAATTATGAAGTTGACCATAGGTCTCTTCTAGTCTTGCTTCATCGCCACTGTATAAAGCACTTGGTGTGGCAAATTCTGATTTATCATAGTTTACCCAACCTTCGACTTTACGAATTTTAATCTTAAAGTCAGCGCCTTCCCAGAAGTCGTATGGATTTACTGGTTGTTCATCTGCAAATTGTGGCTGCATTACATCCATGATTTTATCAAAGATCTTTTTACCAAACTTGTATACGAATACCTTACCTTCATTCTGAGGATTAGATGGATCAGATACGACTAGCACATTACTCACATAATGTAACCTACGCTTACGATCACGGGCTAATGCTTTATCCTCATCACGACCAGAGTTCCATAGTAAACCATTTGATTCACTAACAGGATCATCTTGTCCAATTGAAGTTAAGCTATTTTCGATGTACCAAAGACCGGTAGGACCTTTAAAGCCATGATCCCAATACCTTACCCAAGGAAGGTCTTCACCCTCTTTAGCTGGTAAAAATCTGACTACGGCATAGCCGTTTCCTGCCTTATCTCTAGTAGG